GATGAGATCACTTGTACGGCTATTTGCCGTTGCTCTAGTAGGGACGATTACCTTCGGCAGTATGGTTCATGCTGCTGAAGCCCCTGCCAACCCCGCCAACCCGTCAGTATCGCCTCTCTCAGAGGCTTACAGAGCGTCTGACAAGGTTCTGGTACTACCTGTTGAGGTGGTTCCGGAGGGTGTTCCGAAGGACCAGTCAAAGCGTTGCCCCCAATGGGAGGATGAGTTCGCTGCGTTCGGGCTACCCGTCGAAACGTTTTCGTATGTGGCTTGGCGCGAAAGCCGCTGCTCGCCCCATTCCCACAACCGCACTCTAAATAAAAATAAAACCCAAGACCGAGGACTACTACAGATCAACTCCAGTTGGGTCACGGTCACGGCCAAAGAATGTGCTTCACAACGAGGCGATCTGTCGGTACTGTTTAACGTACGGTGCAACCTTGCGGTAGCCCGATACTTATACAGGAACGGCGGGCTAAGGCATTGGAATTTATAGACGAATATCAAGACGACAACGAGGGAGAAGAAATGTCGGCAGCCGAAGACTATTACAGCCTGGTCAATAAACAGTTTGCTTTCGTGGAGGATGCAGCGTGTCGAGGAGCAGGCCCAAGCCTGTTCTTCTTAGACGAGGAAGAAAAAACAATCAACATTATGAAGCTTGCCCAAGCACGACTGGTTTGCGCGACGTGCAAAGTACAAAAAGAATGTCTTGACTTTGCTGTGCAAAACAATATAAAGTCAGGTATCTGGGCAGGTACAACACCATTACAGAGGAGAGGGCTACGCCGTGAGTATAGAAACACCAATAGAGTTTGAGTTAGAGCAATACAAGGATCGTGTTGATGCGATGCAGATGGCGAATGAACTGTTGCGCGAGGAGCGCGACCGTCTGAAAGATGCTGCTGATTCACTTCACACAGAACTAGACGCTTGTCGAGCAGTACTAAAGCAAGCTGAGTCTGTGATCTCCAGGTTGCGTACACATATTGCTCAGGGTGTGGAGTTGTGACACCGGCTTTAATTGAACTAATGGTTGATCGTTTGTGCGGAATGTATCCGACAACGAATATCGCACGAAACACGGTCAAGAACGCTTGGGTCAAAGATGAACTGATGTTGGACGCAACCGAAGAAGATGCCAAAGCAGTCCTGAAAATCGCTGAATCATTAGGTCACTACCCAACACAATATGAAGTGAAGTCAATGTTCATGCGCGTCATGGGTGTACGTCAAGCCGAAGTTGGTTGCGATAAATGTGACAGCACCGGCTTTGTTTACACCGATCCTAACTTCAATATCGATTCAGTAAAGACACGATATGTCAAGTCATGTGACTGTAGGAGTTTCTAATGGCGTTAACTTTTGGAAGTTTGTTTGCTGGTGTCGGCGGGTTTGACATGGGCTTTGAACAAGCGGGATGGGACTGCAAGTTCCAAGTCGAATGGGATAAGAACTGTCAGCAAATCCTCAACAAACATTGGCCCGATGTACCGAAATGGTTGGATGTTTCCGATGTCAACGGTGCAGAAATCCCGCCAGTGGACTGCATTATTTTCGGCAGCCCATGCCAAGACCTTAGCGTTGCTGGTAAACGAGCAGGCTTAGAAGGCGAACGATCAGGACTATTTCACGAAGCCGTAAGAATAATAAAGGAGATGAGAGATGCAACCAATGGAACTTTTCCCCGATGGACAGTCTGGGAGAACGTCGCAGGAGCTTTGTCCTCAAACAATGGACGAGATTTCGGGACAGTCATCAATGAAATGGCTAAAGCAGGGGCGCATCTCCAAGAATACGCTTTGCTGGACGCGCAGTACTTTGGAATCCCCCAAAGGCGCAGAAGAATTTTTCTGCTCTCTTGCTTCGATCCTACAACCGCCGACAGATGTCCAGACCCGCTACTACCTGTCACCGAAAGCGTGCGAGGGGATTCTAAGAAGGGCAAACAGAAGAGGAAAGAACCTGCCAGCCAGGTTGCAGAAAGCTTTACAAGCGATGGTCAATGGGCAGCAGGAACAACAGAAGACGGAGACATACTTCGAACCTCTGTGACATCTAAATGGCATAAAGGTTCTGCCGGTCCAAGCGGTTCAGAGTATTACAACATGGTCGTAGAGAAGCAAGAGGTTGTTGGTTCCTTGGCAGCTCGAGATTATAAAGGTGTTGGGAACCAATATGTTGCTGAAAACAAATGCGTGGTCGAACCATACGTGAAGTCGCGCCGAGCGCAATCTGTCGACGATGATGAAACCTGGGTAGAAGGTGAAGTAAATCCCACGCTCAACTCTTTTGATGTTGGTGATACTCGGGCAACAACAGCAATAGTGGAGCCAGTTCTATTCGAGAATTCCTATCGTGACGGTGCAAGGATCGCCAGCGATGGTGTCACACAAACGCTCACCTCAAAAATGGGGACTGGCGGCGGGAATACACCCATGATCGCAACAGCATATTCCGTACGTGAGGACGCTAAAGCCAACACGTTTAGTGCCACCGAACTAGATCATGCGAATGCCCTATCAGCGTTACGTCCATCACCACAGTCTCATCATGCCCAAATGTTTATCGCACAACCAATGGCAGTGAGGCGGCTCACCCCAATCGAGTGTGAAAAATTACAAGGCTGGCCCGTGGATCACACACGCTGGAAACCAGACGGAACCGAAATGGCTGACACACACCGCTATCGCATGATAGGCAACGGTGTTGCCTCGCCGGTCGCCAAATGGGTAGCTGAACAGATTGCAAAGGTCGAATATGCCGAAGGGTGAACATTGGTCATGTCCTAGTTGCCAGCAGCGCATGATTACCCATCTGCCTGTGACCCAACCCCCAACGTGCAGTAATAAACATAAGCCCGTTCCGATGGTGAAAATAAAATAGAGGGACCGCCTCAACCCGTCGGGGTAGAGCGGGGAGGCGATCCCAATGGTGGCAACACGGTCACGGGTAGGTAACCCGCAAGCGTTTAGTTGTTGCCTTACCGCTGTTTAGATTATCTGCCGAACACTAACCCCGAAGAATCCGCTCCCAATAATGGCAGCCTCCGCGCTTTCGATGTTGGCAAAGAGATACCAAAACCGCTCTGCCTCCGTGAATGTTTGCCCTTGCCAACGATACGGCCCCGCCCAGGTTCGCCCGTCACGGTCACGAACCAACACCCAACGGCTAACCGAAGGTCGAGCAGGCCGTTCCGATAGCGTGATTCTCACCCGTGATACGGCACGTTTCCGCCAATAACCCCATCTCATTCTGTTTCGTTCCTCCACAGCCACTCGGGCAACCCTTCCGAAGTGATCCTGCACACTTGTTGAGCAACACCCGCACTAGAAAGGCGAGTCTCTCCTGTTGGTTCGATGTATCCGGCTTGGCGTAGTTCACTGCACCTTTTCCAATAACAGCACTTAGCGTTCTCCGCCAGCCCGCTCATATGCCCTGCTTCTTCATCTGTTAATTCATATTTGACGTAAAGCGATAAAAGCCTGGCACGTTGCGATCCTGCTCGAACCGTCATCGATTTAGCACCCGCCTTCGATGTCTCTTTATCGTTGGTACGAACCCCAAGCCAGCCGTTAGCGTGACCTATGGCAGCCCATTCTGCGTATTCCATTAGATTAGATTCCTTTCCTTTAGGTAGTTGCGTAATGTTTCCATCTTCGCCCAATACGTGAAGCCTGGTATCCCTATAACGTTGCCGTCACGATGACGGTTAAGCAGCTTTTGATCTGACTCTAAAAGCCATTCCGATAGTGTTTCGTAGTTCATTGATCCCCTCCGTCGTCGTATGTGTCAAGGTCGAACAGGTAAGCCAAAAGGGCTGACCGTAGTTCGTCGTAGGTTAAAACATGGGTCATGATGTTGCTTCTGTTTCCCATGCATCCACGGCTAAATCGAAAACAGTAAAGGCTGCCCGTTTATCTCCGTTTAATCCGGATGGCTCCTCAATCTGTACGGCTACAGCGTTAATCAGCTGATCTAGTTCGTCCTGGCTTAGTTTTCTATTGGTATTAAAACTAATACCGATTCCATATTCTGTACTCATAATGTCGACCCCTCCTAGAGTCGGTTCTTGCTCCACGGTGGAGCAATAGTTCCCGTGCCCGTCGTGAACGGGCTGCCACCTACGTGGACGGGATCCGGATTTAGACTAAAGCCATTCGGTTAAATCGCCGTCTGAGATTTCATCGACGTCTAGCCCGTGTTCGTCCGCTATTGCTTGCCAGACGTCCTGTTCTATATCGTGAAGCGGACGGCGATTCATGCCATCTAATATGTTTAGTATCTCTCGGTTAATCATGTTTCCTCCGTTGGTTATTTTTTTAGTAGATGTTTGTTGATTCGTTCCCGTTGCCGTAGAACGTTCTCATGATTACGGGCGAACCGTTCAGCCGCCGTTGGTCGACGGTCAAGCCATCGAACCAAAAGCCATACCGCCCATATCGGGGAGCATAAAAGCATGGCGCCCGCTCCTATTTGTAGAAATTCTTTTAACATTGCATCCCCTCCTATATTGTCCTAACGAATCCGGATTTACCAATTAAGAACCTAGCTTTACCCTTAGCGGATAGGTCGACCCATGCACCGTGTTCGTCGAACCTGTTATCTGTAACGTCCCCATCGACTACAGGCAAGCCCATGAATGAATCGGGCGGTGCTTGCTTTTTGGTTCGACTAGTCACTATGGCAGCCGTTCCCCCGTTGGCGACAAATTCCCGAACCTTAACCATATTTGAAGATTCGTTAACGGAATAAACCAGGCGATAGTTATTTGCCACCATTCCATTGGTCGAAAGTATTGCGGGGTTCTTTGTGTAGTCATAAAAAAACAAATTCGGGAATAGTTCACCGTTAACCAATGCGGGCAAAATTTTATAGAACCGTAAATCCGAATTCATATTTAACCGAACTAGAACCCGTTCATATTTTGCGGATAGTTCCCGTAATTCTTGGCCCAATAGAACCATGAACGCCTGCGGATGATCGAAAAGGAATTTTGTTTTAATGTCTCTAGCCTTTTGGGTCATTGGATAACGTCCGTTCCCGTTATCAAGTACACAAATAGAGGCACACTCTCCCCGCCACGGGCACGATTCCACGCCTGCTTTGTCGGCGTGTTGAAGAGTAAGCCCAACGGTGAAAGCCTCCGATTTATTTAATTTGGCTTGCCCGTCCGGATAGGTAAGTAGTTTCGGTGAGGCATATTTAAACCCCCGAACCTGGCGATATGCTGCCCACTCTGTACGGGCAACACGTAACGCCCCCGAATCGGTGACCGTTAAAGCCCGCTCCAAATTGTAAACGGAATTCTCAAGGGCTACCGACAAATTCGGAACCCTTTTCGACACTGCTACTGCTGTAACCATTTAACCCCTTTTCGATATTGTTAAACGGGAACGCCTCCGCTCCCGTGACTAGAATTTAGTTTCTTTGTCGCCCCGTGTAAAGCCATGACGCTAAAGCCCGCCTAAAGCGGGGCACGGGCTGCCTGGTTTAGCCGATATTTTCCGCTAACAATTGGCACGATGGGCACGAATCCGGATTCATAGAAACCTGGCATCGTTCACCCGCATAGACGGCGTGACCCTCCGCCCGTAAACGCCACAAAGACAAAATAAACGGGTTCGAATCAAGCCACGATAAACCAAATTCATTCATCAGATGCCCTCCGCTTGATTCTTGCTCCATGACCTAAGAAAAGCCACCATAGAACGACGGTTCGCAAAGTAAAAGTGATTCACATCTACGTCGTTAACGTACTCTCCTAAATGATGGGGTTCGCCCACCATAGGCACAGATGCATCCTCTTGAACGGTCACCATAAAATAATGGTCACCCGCATTAGCACCCATCTGAAGAACTAAAGCAGTACAGCCACCGCCCGTATGTTCTAATTCCCACGGCTTACCCGTCAATCTGGCAAGTTCGGCAGCCCGCCTACTTTCGTCCGAATTAGTGAATAAATCCATATACATGATTACCCCTTTATATCTAAGCACCGTACCGCTACGGGATCGAACTAACTACTAGCCGATAACCGAACACTATCGGAACATTCACCCCACGTCAAGCCACACACAAACAAAATTTCACACACCCACCAACACGGGCAGCCCATCACAAAAACAGATAACCGGCCATCACTAAACGAGATAGGCGGAACACTTGTTCGGTTACTTATCGGTAGGTTACTGCCTGGTAGCTTTGTGTACGGTGGGTAGTGGGGTCATCACGGAGAGTCAGAACGCTGTGCGTGGTCGACTAACCACCAAGCCAGGCTGCCAAACACCTGTTCGGTCGAATCGGGCAGGCGGGGGTATGCCTTGGCGCGTGGGGGTATAGATATATATAATGCTCTCTCCCGATGTGTGGTTTTGTGACCACTCTGAGTGGTGGGGTGTGTGGGTTATCTGCTCCACCTTGGGAGGTGGGTTTGGGGTTGTTGGTGGTCGAGTTGATATTCACATACGTGTGTGTATGTCTCTACCAGTGACTAAGGGATGTTTGTTGCTCCCCCCACGGTTCGCTCAGAGAGCAGGTCGCCGTAGCTAGTTTCTTTTAGCCGACACCTTGATTGGTGAGATGACGTTCACCGCGCTGCTTGAACTAGTAAATAGTTCATCGACCCAGGTTCCCCTGTTTATGCCCCGCCACCTGCAAACGTGGTACAGCCTTGAAGATTGCTTCGTGTGCCGTCATCCCGACGGGTGTGATCGTAGAGTGTAGCAGATGTGTTATCGTTTACAACGGTATACCAATTACACCTCTAGAGATTTAGGAAAAAGTTTTATGGCTATGAAGAAAGCAGCCCCTAAGAAGGCAGCAGCAAAAAAAGGTGATGAGCCTGTTCGTGCTGGTGTCAAGAAAAAGCAAGGTGCGATGCGTGGTTCGACTGGCGCTACTGGTGGTTCGTATGAAGCAAACGTTAATAAGAAAGCCAACAAAGTTGGTGCTGAAATGTACGGTTTCCGTAGTGCAGGAAAAAACCGTAACCCTATAAAGAATTTTTCTCTTGAATCGGGTCAAACTGTTCGTGTGATTGCTGATCCTAAGCGTCCTCAGAAGGGTTCTGCTGGAGCCAAGAAGCGTTAATACCCCTATCACGCAAGTGGTAAACAAGGCCCCTGCCGAAAGGTGGGGGTTTTTTGTTTGTCAGTGTTGGCGGGTGTGAGGAGGACCGGAGCCATCCAGTTCATTAAAGTGCTGTTGCTCTACGGCACACCCACCAACGGTGGTAGATTATCAGAACAATGACAGCGGGGCGTAGCGGGCGACGACAAGTTCCACCACAGGATGTGGCAAGGTTTTGGCAGGCGCGTGCGTCGGGTATGTCGATTAAGGATGCTGCGAAGATTGCTGGTGTTCATTACAACACTGCCCAGAAGTGGGATGCAAAAAAGAAGATCGCTAAAGCTGAGATAGAGGTTGGGAAGTTGGAGCAGGGGACTGCCCGTAAGAACGTGGGTGGTGTTCAGGCTGATGCTTGGGCGAAGGTGATGGATGTTTCTGATCTTCCACCTGTTATCCCGTATGACCGTTTGAGTGAGGAAGCACAGCGTGGGCTTGTGGACTTCGACTATTTTCGTAGACGCTATTTGGGTCGTATCCCGTCGCCGTGGCAGGTGGATGCCGCATACAAGATCGAAGATTATTTGTTGTCTAACGATAAACAGTTTGTGGTGTTGAACTGTCCCCCAGGTGCAGGTAAGTCCACCCTGTTTCACGATATTGCTGTATGGCAGATTGTGAAGAACCGCAAGATTCGTGTGATGATTGGCTCCGTTTCACAGTCACTAGCGAAAATGTATTCGCGTCGTATCCGTGAAACCTTGGAACGACAGTTCCCACTTGATCCTGACCCTGTACTGATTGACAAAGGGCTAGCGATTAAAGCGGAAGCGTGTTTGGCTATTGACTACGGTAGGTTTAAGCCTTCAACTTCAGGGTCGTTGTGGCGGGCTGAAGAATTCATTGTTGAACAGGAGGACATGGGTGGGTTGGATAACAAGGAACCAACTGTTTCTGCTTACGGTATTGAGTCTGAATTCATTGGTCATCGTGCCGATTTGTGTTTGTTTGATGACG